CAAGGCTTCTGCGACTGAACCCGCAATCTCAGTTGGTAATATTATGTCATCACCGTAAACTGAAAAGTTATGACGCTCAATCAGGGTTACCCCCTCTTTACGCGCCACGTGAAGGCAGACAGCAGAAAAGATCGCAGTCTCGAGCTCGAAAGTGTAGCCGTTACCCATACTCGAGAATTTCTCAAGGGGGACCCATAAAACCGGGTCCTCCCGGCTCTTCCGAGGAAAAGCAGTAAAAGGGGAACGTGCTGCATTGAGTTCGTTAAACCACGACTCTGGAATCACCTCTCTCACGAGAGATTTACAGATGGTGTCGCTAGCCGATGACAGATCCAGCGTAGCTAAGTTGCCGTAGACCGAGCCCTCCCGGGCCAGCCTGCGATGAACCTCCTGGGAGTCTTTCTCCAGGAGGCCACGGCGTCTCAGCTTTGCTCGCATAGCCTTGCCCAGTCCCAACTGATAGTACACGTTGAGGGTGGGTTCGACTGCGATAGGTCGATCAATCTTCCCATTCTTTGGAACAAGATCAAATCTGTTCCCAAAGGTGATGGTAGGATCAAGGACCGATGGTGCTCGACCCATAACGGGGAACAAGTGCTCCACCCAGTCTTGTCCGCTTCGAGTTACACTGAAGGGGATGCGACATTGGGGCAGGGCATTCCACGTTGTGAGGAAAGGCCAAGCATTAACCGTCATAGACGGGGTTGGGGTGAGCTTATTAGGGAGAAGCTTCAGAATCCCTGACATCTCGTACGTAGCTCCATTCCCAAACGAGCAATTTAACTCACTTGGAGGTTTTCTTCCCAATAAAGACAGCAGTTCATGTTGTACCCCTAAGAGCAAAGCTCCCAGGGGGGTGGATGGATTTCCACCACCTGCTAAATCAATTCGAGAATTAAAGGCCTTGCATCTCAGCTCAGCCTCAACCCACTTCTCAATCGCCGCTTTCGCGGTGTCGATACCAGTGGGCAGACCCGCAACCTTCTTTAGGAACGCAGTTGCTTGCGCGTCCCGGAAG